TTGTATCCAGGTTGATGGAATCGGGCATCAAGTTCGTATGCGCCGACCAGCCCCATGTATCGGACCTCACCATTCACATCATCGTGGCCATGGCCCAGTACGAGCGGGAACAGATCAGTGATAGGGTCAAAAAAACCCGCGCTGAAATGAAGCGCATTATCAAGGAAGACGGGTTCTATGCAACCAAGTCGTCTAATCGCCAAAAGAAACTGACCAAGCTAGGGTCCGACAATTGGGATCAGGTCCAGAAGGAAGGGCAAAAGGTCAAGCAGACCAGGGCCGACGACTATGCGCTTAGTGTCTGGCCTGAGATCGTGCAGTGCCGCCAGCTTAACATGACATCCATGCGGGCCATCGCGAAGGAACTGACCCGGCGTGGCGTTCAGACCCGCGCACGGCAGCGCCAGATTGACAAAGACAAGGCTGTTTTTGGCAAGCCTGGGTATGGCGAAGGGGAATGGCACTGGCACCCCCAACAGGTAAAAGCCATCATTGATCGCGTCGAAGGTGATAAATAGTTGACATTTAAAATTGTTGATATAAATCACCAAAAAAAACTTGATAGAAACGTAGTAGAGCAGTTACAGATGGGAACTAAATTTAACAAAAGGCTTGAGCAGTATGACCAAAACCATCCGAAATCACGGCGTGAATTACGTTCTGTGGTGCGGAAACTTGGCGATGGTCATGCGCGATTGCTTGTCCCAATGCTGCACCCCGATCACATTCGGTTTGCGGCCATTGTCTTTGAAGACCTTGCCAAAATATTTGATGAAATTGCTGGCAAGCGTACTACCAACATCCAAAAAGTGCTAACCGCGAAGGCTGTTTTGAAGAAAGCAAACGATGACCTGGAGAACTATGCCCGTGACGATATGTCGTATGTGTACGGTCTAAGGTCGTTATTTCATGACAGACGCGAAACTTAATTAGATTGGCAGAGGAGAAGAACTATGTATCAACCTAAAACGCATAATGTATATTATCTAAAGACCGACTTCTTTATCAAAATCTTGAAAATGCTGGGCGGTGTCACGCTGTTTGCGGGCCTACTCCTAGGGGTCTATGCCTGGACGATCATGGGCGCCGCGATGTTGGGGGTTCTATGATGAACCTCTTCCAATACGCGGACTATACCGCATTGCAGGGGGATTTGAAAGTGGCTCAATCCCGCTGCCAAACACGCCGCATCAATCACATCCACAACGAACTGAAGGCCGTGGTTACGGACATCCTGCGGGATGAAACGGGGGCAACGGTTCCCGTCAAGAACCAAGTGGGTTCGGCTTACGCCAGCGACATGGGGGGCACTAAATAAAATGGTCGGTAAACTAACATCAGACCTCATGTGTAGCTGTAGTATCCTGCCCTATGTCATGGGCTTATCGCCTTACAAAACCCGCAACGAACAGTTGCTGGAAATGTGGGCACACAAGGAAGGCAAGGGCAAAGAGTGGCAAGGCAACGAAAGCACACACTTCGGCAATGTCCTTGAGCCGGTAGTCCTTACGGAAGGGTGCAACCGCCTGGGCCTTGTTCCCGAACTGGACATTACCGAACCTGTGGTGCATCCAACACTGCCTTTGGCGGCAAGCCTGGATGGCAGGGCCGATGGCAAGAGCATGACGGTCCACCATGACCCGTCGAAGGGTATCTATGTGGTCGGCAATAGCCGCATCGTGTTGGATGGCATCGGCGTCCTTGAGAGCAAGGTCACGCGCAGCCGGGCAGAAGACTTTCCACCCATGTGGCGTGGTCCTGTCCAGGTGCAGGGTCAGATGATGTGTGGCGGCTATAAGTGGGCGGCGCTGATCATCTTATATGGCGGCGTGGAAATGCGGATTTTCCTGTTTACCCTGCATGCCGGCACAGAAAAATCGATCACTGAAGCATGCCTGGATTTGGATAGACGGCTAAACGCCGACGAGATCGAGTATTACGATCTGGCCGATGCGGCCGATGCCGCGCTTGTCTATTCGCTTGGCGACAAGGAAGAACCTATCGATTTGCCAGCCGGGTTTGACATTCTCTGCGAAGAATACTTGTTGCTGAAAGAGAAGATTAAAGAAGGCGGCGAAGCACTTGGAGTGCTAACCGCGGAAATCCAAAGAAAGATGGGCAACCACACGTCTGGCCTGGCCGGAAACTACCGTGTGTCTTGGCCGGTGAAGAAGTATCGCGAACAACCTGAGAAGATCGTACCGGCCAAGCCGGCGCATCAGGTTCGTCAAAAAACCATCAGTGTAAAGGAAATCAAAAATGGGTGAAGTTGCTATTAAACAGAGCGGAATCTTAACGCCACGGAATATGGGCGAGGCCATGCAGTTTGCGGAAATGGTGTCAGTGTCTTCGTTTTGTCCCAAAGATTTTAAGGGCAAGCCCGCTGATATTTTGGTTGCCGTGCAATGGGCATCCGAGGTTGGCTTGTCGCCGTACACTGCTATGCAAAACATGGCTGTAATTAATGGCAAACCATCTTTGTATGGTGATGGGTTGCTTGCCGTCATAACAGGGCACAAAGAATATGTTAGCCACAAGGAATGGCGTGAGGGCGATGAGGCGTTTTGTACAATTGTCCGTATGCGATTTGGCGAGAAGGTTGAAACAACGCGGTCGTTTTCTTTGGCCGACGCTAAACAAGCGGGGCTGACTAGCAAAGGACCGTGGCGGTCTTACCCAAAGCGCATGTTGCAAATGCGGGCGCGGGGATTTGCCGCAAGGGATAGTTTTCCTGACGCGCTATCGGGAATGGTTATTAAAGAGGAAGCTGAAGATTATGCAACGGAACCGGATCAACCCAAAGATATTACCGATCAGGTGGTGGTTGAACCGTCAAACCCGATGGATGCTGCGTTTGGGGGGGATGTGCCAGAAAGTGACCCGCTAGGATTGCCTGAGAGCAACGCTGTGGATGTTTCTGATGGTGGTGCCCCAGAAAATATAGATGTTGCTGAGAGCGCAACAGAGGGCAACACAGACGAAGGCGACGAACGTGCCTGGGAAATGAACGAAGAAAGCGGCATTAAGGAGTATGCCACGGCAGATCAGTGGATGGCTGGCATGGAAAAGGCTTGGAAGGACATCGAAGCCAACAAAGACATGAGTTTTGAGGACCGGCGCCACGAAATTGGTGAACACAAGAAAGACCATGACGATACGATTGATCGGCTCAAAGCAGAACACCCCGACAAGGCGGAAGCGTTCGGCAATGATTACAAGAAAATCTTGCGGCGCTTGTCCGCCAAGGCGAAGGAAGCAAACAAATGAGAGCGTCTTTAACACCGATGCAAATCAAGGTGTATGGTTTTATACGCCAATACCGTTCGGAACATGGAACTGTTCCGACTAACCAGGAGATCGCCACGGGGGTGGAAACCACGTCGGCAAATGCTCACAGAATTATTAAAGGGCTAACCGCCCGCGGCTACATTATTCCAGGTCCGCCCAGGACATGGCGGTCTTACACCCTGGTTGAAGATCACGAAAACGTAAACCCGATGATGGGGGTACATTCTGCCGCCGCTGAATTTGTCCGCAAGCATCGCGCATTTATGGATGCCGTTGAGAGCGGACAAGACACAGAAGACATGGGCCATGAAGTGCAACAAGCACTTAAAAAATTAACCGTCGAAGTGGGGGAGAATGTGTGATGAGTGACCGTCAATGTATTCAGCGTGAGTTGCGTAACGCCAGACGAATTATTACAAACCCTGACAAGTTTTCATCAAGCTTAATTAATACTGCATGGGCTGTGATTAAGTCTGCAAACCGTCAGAATATTTATTTACACCCGCTGCCTTTTGTTTCAGCGTCGGACGCATATTCCTGTTCGCCGTCACAGCAGTCTAACACAGGCTGCTTGCATGAGGTGCAAACATAGTGGGACTGCACTTGTTCTAGGCGGGTTGACTGTCCACACCACGGGCAGTCGATCAGTCTGTCGGGAATCACTTCTTCGGACGCATGGCCCGGTCACCGAACCACCACAGAACCGCAGTTGATGACATGTAGATAACCGACTGAATGATAGTTTCCTGTTGGGCGAGGTCGTCACTTGACGCATAAATGTACCAAACGATGCCCACCAGCATTACGGTAAGCAGGGGCCGCATTAATCTAAGGATTGCGGCAACCCACGGGTACGGGATTTCGACTTGTGTCATCATGCCGTAGGATGCAACGCGGGCTGCGCCAGCAGATTGTTCCTCTACGATGGCGCGTTCGTTTTCTAATTCATCTGCTCGCAACTCTGACTGTAGTCGGTGCATTTCTATTGTGCGCTCATGTTCGCCTTTGGCTTTTTTTTCTTCAATGAAAACGTCTGCAAAGTTAAACACCTTGCCAAGAACGCTGCCCAGGATGCCGGTAGCACCGCCGGTCAAGACGCTGAAAATCATGTCCATCATGTTACCACTGTCTCCGTCGGCCCATGTCGATATGGATGAAAGTCTGATACCTCATACCGAAACCCTTGAACCCCACGTCTGTTGCAACCTTTCTAATCACTTCCTTGTCGCGGCCTTGAAGCTGGACATCGAAGGCGTGACCTTCAAGGTGTGAGGATCGCGGAGCGCCTCCGATTTTGGAATTGTGATAGGGGCTGCGGTATGCGGAAGATAGATTAATAGAATGCCCCAAACGGGACCGCAGAATATCCAGAGCGGCAAGGGCAGTTTCGTTAATGAGGATTTTGCCCGTGCCTTTGCACGCGACTTCGTTGGGCTTGAAATAGGTGTACGGCCAACCGTTCAACGGGATGTCGTTAAAATGCTCAAAAAGCATTAGAACAAGATGCCAATAACGATGACTTGCAAAACAACCACTGTAAGTCCAACCATTTTCAAACCCCTTTTTTGCCCATCACTGGCTTTGTTGGCGGATCAATAATTTGCAATCCGTAGCCGGTTGCGAGAACGCAGGTGACCGGCCCGACTTCGCGGGACAAAGACCACGCGCCATTCGGGCCGACATACAACTGCATGATCGAACCATCCAAGTACCCGCCCGCCAGCAGCGGCTGCTCTTTGTATTTTTGTTCAAGTAGCTTTTCAACTTCTGCATGAGCATCGCAATGCGGCATCAAGTCTAAAGGCGGCGTTGTCTCCATTTCTTGCCGCACCAGGTCGGCTTGCGAACGCATCAAATCTGTCGGATGCACGGCTTGATCTGTCTGGCACCCGGCCAAGAAAAACGCAAGAGTTAAGACCGATATTCTTGCCATAACTAACTCACTCTATCTTCGGATGTTTAGAATTGTGTATGTGCATTAAATGATCAGTCATCTGGCGAAGCACTTTTAGTTCCGCCTGGACCGTAGCCATTTCACGGTTCTGGTCGCGCAACGCTGACACGCTGTTAATTTCTTTTAAAACATCAATCTGGCTATTGAAAACCGCTCGTTGACTTTCTGCATCATCAAGGCGGGCATCAAAGTCTGATTTAAATTTGTCGAAGTTTTTGTGAAAGATTTCCAAGTCTTCCATTACTCGCGCCAGGTTGCTTTTCACAACAGCGTATCCACCTACGACGGTAGCCAATAGCAAGACCCCTTGGATCGCATGAGTAGCAGTTAATTCCATATTACCTCACCGCCGGGCCATATGTTGCGGCCCACCACAAAAACCAAGCAATGCCCCCGGCAATGGCTGCAACAGCTAAGCCCTTGGCAACTTCAATTAAGATTGCCTTGCGGCGTTCTGCACGTTCCTCGGCGTCAATCTTATCTTGCTTTGCGCGTTCCTTTTTATCGGCAATGCGCTTTTCGCGTTCCTCTAAGATTTGGTCCCAGGTACTTTTCTCGCCCGGCTTGCTTGGCCACTTTCGGTTGATCTCATCCTTCAGATCGCTGATCTGCTGGTCTAACTGTTTCTTCTCAATGACCGCTGCTGCTGCCGCGCTGATACTTTCGTCGCCGCCATCATCCTTGGCGCGCTTCTGCAAAATGCTTTTGTTCTTTGCGCCTATAGAACTGCCAGGCTGACGATCTTTATTTTGATCGTGCTGATCTTTTGCGTGCAGAATCCCATCAACGCCATGCATTATTTCTTGAACACCCCTGGCGGACTTGACCAGCGTTTTGGTGGCGGCTACGGCCGCAGCAATGGTGAGGGGATCGATTTCACACCTACCTTAATCGGGCTTCGGATTGTCCGATTTGACTTTGGCAACATGGTCTTTCCACGTTGTTGTGCCGTTGACCGCATCCCAATACTGCATATCTAACTGATCGCCGATTGAGGCAAAGGCGGCTTGACGCTTGCCTATGTAAGAATTTGCTGCATGAGCAGTGGCCCATGCTTCTTCTCGCGCTACACATTCATCAATTTCGGCATCGCTTAAATCAACAGATACGCCGTCGACTATCTTCGACTTAAAATCTTTTCTTGCCATCTTAATTTCTCCTACGACCTTGCGCGCCGATAACGCCGAATGGTGCCGCCGCTAGAAAAGTTTCCGCTGCCAGGGTAAATTTTTATGCAAGTGTGCGCTTCAGCAGTGTCGTATCGACCACCTGCAAATTCACCACATGCAAGCGGTTGATAATTGTAATAAATGTTGTGCGAAAATGTGGTCGTTTTGTATGACGCATTTGCGGGGTTCAGCAGCATTGTTTCACTAAAATATAAGTGTTCATTGGAGCCGGTGCCTTCTCCGGTGTGAAGGATGGTTCCTTTGTCAGTCGCTTGCCCGTGAGCAGTTCCCCCACCCCGAACACCTGCGACTTGCATAAGATAGCCACTTGTTCTGTACGTTGGGCCAGCCACGCCTAGCTGGAAGTAAATGCCGTTGCTGTCGGACGCAATATCAACATTTTCAAGTTGAACAAGGTAGTCGTAGCCATCTGCTAGATCAGTGAAACTAATATCGCTAACAGCAGTGACGTTTGTGGTGTCAACAAACGCGAAGCCGCCGCCGCCTACATCTGCAAACACTGGTACAGAACCAGCGCCTTGTGACTTTAAAAAATGGCCCGACGTGCCAACAGCTACCGCAGCAGGATCACCGCTTGCATCATACGTGATCAAATTTCCATCGGTGCCGCCCGCCATCTTAGCAAGCGTGACCGCGTTGTCATCGATGTCGGTGGTTCCGACTAAACCCCTGGCCGGGGATTTTCCTAAGTAAGGCATTATAATTTTCCTCGCTCTGTGGCTATCTTGGCTTCTTGAGCTTTCATCCAATCACGCCCGGCCTGTGATCCACCGGCATCGTCAGCACCAGCTTCGCGCTGCCGACGTTGGGTAACTTCAGCTTCGAGAGCAAGAATATCTGACATAACAGTTCTTTGACTAGCCGCCGTGTCGGACGCCGATTTGTCAAAAGTCAATGTCTTCTTGTCGGCATCAACAACCCAATAATCCATAGTGCCGTCCGGCTTGGCGGCGACAAATCCGCCGTGCGCTGCAACGTGGGCCGCAGCGTCATCGGCCAAATCAAAGTCCTGGTATTTGGTCACCTTGCCGCCAGATGATGCGACGACTGCAATATGATTTTTCATGCTCTCTACCTAACTAATATACTGCACATTAATCGCACCCGCGTCGTAGGTGTCTCCTCCGACAGTGGTCACTCTCACTTGTGTCAACTCTGCAGACAGTGCCTTGCTGCCTGTTGCAAACATCACAGTGTCAGTTGATCCGGCTTTGCCGACCATCGCATTACAAACCCAAGTGTAATTATCTGCGTCTTCAAGTGTCAGAATTACCGATCCATGTAGCGTATCGGCGGCGTCTACACGGTTAGTGTCAGCAAGGGCAAACGAATCCGTGCGGCTGCTTGACGTAGCACTTGCCGTCTGCGCCCCCGCACCCACGTAGCCGCTAGTTTCAAAGCCGCCCGCGTCGCCGATTACGATTGTTGGTGAACTATTTGTCGCGCTCCAACTCACGCCAGTAAGGTTAATGATGATTTGCTTGGTGCCCGCCGGGATGCTTGTGAAATCGGCTGTTGTCCCAGAAGTTGTTGTTACCTCCGTGCCGATGGTGAACCCGCCAGCCAGATCAAGAATACCCTGCACCGTATCGCGTTTGGTATTGTTGCTGTCAGTCGCATCGCCATACATAATAAGGTCAGATGCCGTAATTGTGACATCGGAATAGTCACCGATTAAAGCGTCCTTGGTCTTGGTTCCATCGACAATATTATCGCCCAGGTCGCCCGTCGTCAGGGCAGCTTCAGCAGGGCTTGATCCAATAAAAGGCATCAGGTTTGCTCCATTACTGACAAGGCCGCATCGACGCTCGACGCCACCGAACAGCCGATTGTCATCACGTCCGTTGTTTCAAGAACCAACTTTTGACCTTCAAACAATTCCAGCGTGGTGTCGGCTGGGATCGTCACTTCATTTAAAAGCGTAATGCTTTCGTTGGCTGTACTGCCTGACCCCGTGCGGTTCGCCGTGTCACTGGTAATTTTTACCGTAACCGTGCGCGCTGCGTTAATTTTGTTGCAAAGCGCAAGACCAAGGACAATGCCCGTGGTCGATCCAGCTACCGTATAGATGGTAGAATATGTGCCACTATCAACTGCCACGTCGGCAATCGTAAAAAGTTTAAACGTATTTGCCATGTGGGTTCTCCTATCCTAACGCTATGGCCAAGGCCGTGGCTTCGGCCAATGAAGTCTCACCAGCCGCACCAGTTGCGCCGGTTGCACCGGCAGGAATGCCAAATGCAAAAGCGAGTGCGCCGCTTGAGGCTGTAAAGGTAACGCTAACTGTTGGGCTAGCGCCGGTGCTTAATCCGCTGGCAGTGGCGGTGGTGCTTACTACTCTGCCGTCTGTGTTTTCCAGCGCATCAGCGTCAGAGTTCCAGGACAACAACTTTGATGCTGACGGTTCCGGCATTAAGTTCGATGCGCCGCCCGTATATGTATCTGGGTATTTAAACGCTTGGCTGATGTCGCCGTCACGCTCCTGGCCAGCCATCGCCAGCCGGTCGATGTCGCCTTCCAGGGTGTCGGCAGGGAAAGGATCGTTGGTAACATAGTTGGAGTTCTGCAAGGTGCTTGTGTTGCGGCGAATGTGCCATTGCACCGTGTCAGCCGGCGCCGATGCAGCGACAACAGTTCCAGTTGATCCACTGCCGCCCGTGACTGTGTAGTGCGTAGAATAGGACAAGGTCGTTTCTGCGCCCGTCGCAATCGTCCGTTGCACCACGGTCAATTCGGCCGCACTGCCGGTGCCCTGGAAGGCAAACGTCGTTGGGAACGAAGTCGTTGAACCGTCGCCTGTGTATGATCTGGTTGAGGTGGTCGCTGTAACCGTCATGTCATGTCTCCATTATCGCACGGCTTCGGTTGGTGGTCTAAATGGCGCAATGCCAAAGTCCATAAATTCTTGCCCTGTCTCGTCCCGAATACGTTGTTCGTGATTTCTAGCCCAGCCAGGTTTTATGTATTCTTGCATGTTCCAAAAAAGTAGATAGTCGAGCGCCCACCGTGCATAAAATATGTTGGCGCCGGGCAGCATTGATTTGCCTACACGATAAGTTGTTGAAGCAGCGCGGTCATAATCTTCGCTGAACAACATCTGGGGAACTTTGCCTAAACGAAACAAATTGCCAATTACAGGGCCACCAGCAAGTTCAGCAAAACCCTCGCCGTGCCGTGTTTCGCCGCCAACCAACCCAACTAAGATGTCTCCATAAAAACCAGCGCCACCACCTTGCATTAAGCTTCTAAACATTACCGTCCCAGGATTTTCAGCTACGTTTATCGGCTCCTTGCCTTTGGCTAAATCTTTAAGGGTTGAAGCTAAATATCCGTAGACCATTGAGGTCAGCAAAATTTTAACCAACATACCTGTTCGATGGCCTTCGTTGGCCTTGCTAAAGCCGCGAGACAATATTTCCATGCCGTAAGTTACAGAGAACGACTTGAGGTGCATGAACAGATTGTAAAACTCTGACTTAACTGTGCCGCGCTCTAAGCCTCTAGAAAAAACATTTGAGCGGGCGCCTGGTGTTAAAATTGCGCTGTCGGCAAAGCCGGTAAAGAAACCGTTGATGCGTATCTGAGCGTCTACGTCATCAATGGCGCTTATGTCATGGTATTTTTTACCATCAACTTCGCGGATCACACCGTTCATTAATTCAAAATCTTCTGGCGTAATTCCGTAGGCTTCCATTTCTGTGCGAATTGATGTTTCAAGTTGGCTAAATTTTTTGCCTGACTGTTTTGCAATGTAATTAGAAAGCGTAATTCCTACTGCTGTTTTAAGGCTGTCGTTCATCCAGTTCATGCCGGTCACGCGCATCAGCCAACTAACGGCAGAGGCGCCTTGCCCATCAAGCGCATCATTGCCAAGGAAACGCGATTGAACGCTGGACATTAACGCGTCCATGCCGACGCCTAGACTGTCAGCTATTTCCCTTGTCTCGCCGC